CCCACAACTGCCGCATCGACGTGTTGTCGAGGATGCAGTGGTAGGTGCCATCGGCCATCGGCGGCACGCCGTTGTCGCGCAGATACGCCACCGAGTCCTCGATCAGGCCCATGGTCAGCACATCGGAGCCGGTCAGCTGCGCGGTGGTCTGCTTGGAGAACGGGCGGATGATCTTGGGATTGTTCAGGGCGAGCAGCGCGTCGCCATTGACCGGGGTGGTGGCCGCGGCAAAGGTCAGCACGCCGGAAATGCCGTCGGGGACGCTCGAATAGTTGGTTCCGGTGGCAACCGCGGCAGACACCGTCAGGTTCTGGGCGGCGCCGAGGGACGAGATCGCGATTTCCTGCACCGTCAGCGTGTTGGCGCCAGAGATCGGGGTCACGACACCGTTGACGAGAACGGTCGAAAATCCGCGGATGTCGTCGACATAGCAGGTGGTGGTCGATCCGGCGCCGAGGTCGGTTCGGACCCGGCTATTCCCACCAAGGTACGCCGAGAACAGTTTCATGCGCGCGATGCGTTCCATCGACTGCGCGGCCTGGACGCCTGAGTTCCGGCTATTGGCGAACAACTGATTGGCGATGCCAGCCAGTTCCTGCATCAGGTTGGTGTCGACGGTGTCGGCGTATTCCTGCATCGAGAACGAATACTGCTCGATCGAGAACGTCGAGGGCGACAGGCCGTTATCGAGGCCGGTGTTCGTGGCCGGGTTCATCGGCGTGGTGATCGGCGCTTTGCGGCCCTTGCGGGTCATGGTCAGGGTCTGGCCGACCCGGGCCGGGATGGTTTCCTCCAGCGCGGCGCGCCGATAAGCGAGGATCGAATCGAGGCCTTCCTCGAATTCCCGCTCCAGAAAGCCGGTTTGCAGCGTCGGAACGAGTGCGGCGGGAAAGTTTACAAAGCCGGCCATCGTGGCCCCCCATGAAATGGTTGCGGAATTCTGGCGCCCGCAATTGCATGCGGCGCGGTCGGCAACGCGGTCGGAACGCTTAGGATTTGGGAAACGACACTTTTGCGCGGATCACCTGGATCAGCGTCACTGTGGTGCCTGCACCTGCGGACTTTAACGAGCGCCCGCTGGCTCGGTTTTCGACGTTTGCGGACTTGTGATGCAGCCGCTTCACGAAAACAACGGGGATCTACCCACGCACGCCCGCCGTTTGATCGGTTAACGGGACGAGACGGACCTGCCGTCAAGCCCCGCGCGGATCGGTGCTGTATTCATCCCTACATGCGGACGCCCGCAGTTGTCAACGCCGTCTAACAGATGAAGCGCGTCAGCCCGGAAGAGGTCTGTTTTGACCGCATGACTGGGCGCGGCGTGTGCTTTAGCGTTTCTCGCGGGGGTCTTTGTTCGGAGTGACCCGCCCATGGCATTGAGCCTTTTCCCGAACCTGATTTTCAATTCCGCAAGAAAAACGGGCCACCCGCGAGGATGGCCCAGTCAATAGGGAGGAAACGCGCAACGTCGCGCACGCCATCAATGGCAGATTCCGGGTATTACTTCAACGCGCGCAGCGCAGCCCGCTTTTGCGCCTCGTAATCGCCCTTTGGCAATTCTTTCACGGAGCCGGGCGGTGGTGTCGGACCCGGCACCGGCGGTGTGCCCGGCGCGCCAGTGATTCGCGGCGGCGGCGCTGGTGCTGGCGGCGGTGCCGCAGCGAACCAGTCCGGCTTTTTGGCCTTGAGTGCTGCGATTGCCGTATCGACGCCAGCCACATTCCCGTCGTCGTCGACCGTAATGCCTGCGCGGTCGATCAGCGGGATGAAATCGGCGTCGCGGATGCCGGCAGCCGTCGCAGCCGCGCGCAATTCGGCATCCAGTGCCCGGCTTTTGATCTTGTTCGCCGTCGTGGCTGCCCGGGCCTCGGCGTCGCGAACGCGCTGGTCGGCATCGGCGGCGGCTTGGGTGGCGCGGGCCTCGGCCGCGAGTCTGGCTTCCTCGGCATCGCGGGCCCTGATTCGGTAGCTGGCGGCCTCGGCGCGGGTGTTTGCCAGATCGGTCGCGGTATTTCCGGTTTCCCGTGGTGCCGGTGGTTCGACCGGCGGCACATAGGCCGGCGCGGGTGCCGCAACGCGCGGTGGTGCGGGAGGCGGGGGCGGCGGCGGTTGTGGCTGCGGGTCAGGTCCGTCGAACAATCGCCAGCCCTGCATGGCCTGGCCGCCGAATATGTTGCGCTGCTGCATGCCCGATAGTGTCGGTCCCGGCTTCATTGCTTGATGCTCCCGTTAAAAAAAGGCCGGCGTCAGAACGACGCCAGCAGGTTGCCGTTGATGATGGCGTTTGTCCCGGTCAGCGTCGTCATTGCCGCCCGGATGAACGCCGGCAGCGGGGCGGCGACTGCGGTCAGGCCCAGCGCGGTGATAGCCGAGCCGATCGCAGTCCCGGTTTCGGTCACACCGACGACGGCGGTCTCGGAGGCGCCGCCGGTGACGGCGGTGCTGATCTGGGTGGTGTTGGCCAGCGGCGGCCCCGTGTAGCTGTTCGATTCGCCGGGTGCCACGCTGGGGAACTGGACGGTCACGACCGCGGCGACCGACGATGCGGTGATGGCGAGGCCGGCCAGGTTGGTGTCGGCATTGATCGCTGCGGCCAACTTGGCAGCCAGCGTCGTGGTGGTGTCGGCTGTGACCACCGGGATGGTGACCGCCTCGCTGCCGCCGGGCAGATTTGGATTGGTGAACGTCGCCACGATGGTGTCGTTGTTCGTGATCGTGCCGCCGATGGTGATGATGTAGTCGCTGACCGCGGAGACGTTCTCGTCGTTCGTTCCGTACAGCACCAGCGAAAGTGTCGATATGGAGCCGGCGACCTCCATCGAAAGCGCCTTGGCGCCGGCGATCGGCACCCACGGCCCGTTGTAGGGCACGCTGATGATGCCAGGCACCAGCGGGGCAATCAGGCCGTAGGGGCCACCAAAGGCCGGCGTTTGCGGCAGAATCAGTCTTGACGGTGCCATGGCGCTTAATCCCCCTGCTGTTCGATAACCGCGATCACTTCGTCCTGCCCTACCACAGCGCCGAGCGCGGCGCGATACCGAACGGTTCCAGCGGCGGGTGCCTCGACGCTGAACATCATTTTCATCGCCTCGATCTCGACCACCGCATCACCCTCGGATACCTCGGCGCCGTCCTCGGTCAGTTGCTGGCTGATCGTACCGACCAGCGGGGCGAGGACCGGGATCTCACACATCAAACGAACGCCGCGTCAGGCTCGCGGTAATTGACGATCAACTGCGGCGCGCTATTGCCGGCGGTCTCGACCAGCAGCCCGTCCTCGGCGTGCGCGCCCAACCAGAATGATCCCGTGAAAGAACTCGGCTGGAACCATAACACGCGGCCTTTGGCGTTCAAGACGCGCATCCGCGCCCATGCGCCGGCCGACGCGATCTGGACTGAATAGAGTTCGCAACCGCGGCGGGCCAACCGGAACAGGCCGACGCGATCGACGATCTGGGCGCGCATCAGCGAGCCAGGCGCGCAGGGCGCATAGAGATCGACCGGGCTCATGTGAACAGCAGCCCCATCAGAATGATCCCACCGACCGCAAGGCCGATCATCAGACTAACATCAAAGCGCTCGCGCTTGCGCTGCCACGCCGCATATTCCATCCCGTAAGCGTTCGGATAGCGGACCATCCGGTCAGCGTCGAGCCGGTCGATCTGGGCTTGCGTCACGTCTTTGACCAATTGCCAATCGCGCGCGCTCTTGTCCTCGATCGACGGCCTATAGCCCATGCTGTCCGTCCCGAGATCGCCCCACGCATCGTTGTCGGCGCCGCACACCCCGGGATTGAAGCCCTTGCCGAGTCCGCCGTTTTCGCCGAATCGGTACACCCGCCAGATCGCGGTATGTGACGCCGACCATTTCTCGATCGGCCAGTTCAGCCGCCGCACGTCGTTGCCGCCGCTGATCTGATCCATCGCCCAGCCGTAAGTGCCCTTGGGCCAGCGGGACAGCACGGTGTAGGGCTGCGGGCGATAGTGCTCTTTCATAGCCACAGCCTCACCAAATAAATCACGCCGCCCAGCGAGCCGACGCACACGAACGTCCAGAGCAGGAACGTAAACCACGCTTCGCCGGGGCTGATGTAGTTGCTCATCCCTCGTCCGTTCCGTACCGCTTCACATAGGCAGCGACCCATGCGTTGTCGGCATCCCGTTCGATTTTGGCCTTTCGGTCAACGCAGATTGACAGCTTTCGCTGAAATACGAGATTCTGCAAAATCTGTTCGCGCATCACGCTGTCGTCCAGATCGGCGCCAAATATCGCGATGATCTGGTCGTTGGTTAGTTGCTGCTCTACCGGGCGCGGCCCGGGATCCGGAGCGTTTGGATCTGCGGTCATTTCGGTGCCTCAATGCTCGGCCGCAGGTCGGGCTTGGTTCGTTGCCGGAACGGCATCCACACGATCGACGCGATCGCGCACGCCGACGTCGAGCCGCCCTGCGCCCTGATCGTCAGGCCATGGATGAAACCAGAGTCCAACATCCATGAACCCATGACGACAGGATTGGCGCGGTACAGCGCCCGACCACGTCGAGAGTGATAGGCGTTGCGTGCATCGAAATAGTCCGATGGCGCAGCGAAGTCGATCGCCTGCGGTTCGGTCAGCGCCTCGTCTGGGAAGAACCCGTTGTCGTCGGGGATGCCGTCGAGCACCTCGATCGCGCCGGACCCGCCATGCGTGCAAGCAATCGTCCGGAGCGTGCCTGGGCCAGTATGAAGCACAAACAAGCCCTTGGCTTCTAAAAGGTAGCAGCACCCACCCATCGGCGGCGCCGGAATGTCGATGTAGGTGACAGCGCCGACGACGCGCTCGATCGGTCGCAGGATAGGCCGCGGCGGGATCGAACCGGGCGCGCCGAACTCAAGCGTCGAAATAACATTCACGTCGGACATGGTGCAGTCTTTCCCGGTTCAAGCGTCAACAAAACTCGGCCCGTGGATGCCGCCGCCCACGGCCGGGTCGGTCGGGTCATCACCGTCACCATTACCCGCTTCCGGCGGATCCTCGGTCAATTCCAGCGGGTCGGGCACCGGCGACGTGCCCAGCGCCGGCGGCGTCGGCGACACATCAGCTTCCTCGTCCTCGGCGTCGTCCTCGAGCGACAGGTCCAGCATGCCCATGTCGAGGTTCATCAACAGATAAGCGCGCGCCTCGGCGACCGTCAGCAGCTGCTCGTCCTCGTTCGGCGACACCGGGTCGGTCGGCGGCACCGCGGGCTTGCCAGCACCGGTGGCGGTTGCTGGCGATGCCGGCGTGCCTGGCGTTCCCGGTGCGGTCTTGGACATCGGATCGACGGCGAGCGCGAACGCCTGCACCAGCGAGAACACCTCGTCCGGCGTGGGCTGGAACATGCGTGGCCATTGGATCGACAGCGTGCCGACCTGTTCTGTCGGCAGCACCTTGGCGGCGAGCGCGATCTTTTTGACCAGCGGCAGCGCGCCGTCGTCGCCGTATTGCGATCGGAGTTCGCCGACCAAGTCGTTTGAGTCCTCGTCGAGGTATTCCATCGCGCGGCCAGACAGCGGCGCCTTCATCTTGTCGGGGTCTTTGCGGGAGGCGGCTATCTGCTCAAGGGCATAATTCCGCAGGTGGTCGATATACGACAGCGCCTTGTCGACGCCGGCGCCGGTCATTTCCAATAGCTTGGCGTCGCCCTCGCCGACGGTCTGGCCGTCCTCGTCCTTGTAGCCGGCTTGCATCATCAGTGCCGACATCGGGCCGCGCTCGATCGATCCGCTGATCAGGTTGCCGATCAGCACCAGTTGCGGCGCGGAATTGTAGCGGATACCGCGGCCCAGCTGCGACAGCGTGTAATCGAGTTCAACCGAGTTCGGGATGGCGTCGGCCCATGTGCACGCGCCATCGACACCGTCGCCGCCCGACAGATTGGTGAACCAGTGCGCCGGCACGAACCCCAGATCGTGGGTCACCACCATGTTTTCGATATCGGTGATGGGCTGGAGTTGCTTGTTCTTTTCCTTGGCGAGGCCGACGAACCCGTCGACCGGGTTCCATTCGGACATGACGATCGGCCGGTAGGTGACCTCGCCGTCGGTCAGATAATCGCGAATGAACCAGTAGCTTTTGACGTCCTCGAGCGCGTGGCCGTCCATATCGGTCGTGATGCCGAGCGCACGCAACTGGGCGGGCGCCGTGGTGTATTGAACGCGCAATTGCGACAGATTATTGAATTCGTCGAATGACGGCTTGCAGTATTTGGCTTTCCAGATCGTCAGCGCGACCTGCGCGTCGTCGCCCTCGCCCTCGACCTTGAACGTGACGGCGACCGAGCCGACCGAACCGAAATAGACCGCCTCGCCCATCTTTTGCCAGAACCTGGCGCGGCGCAGCAGCTTGTTCAGCGGAGCCAGTTGTTTGCGGCCGGATGGACCCTTGGACTTTACGGGCGCGGCAGCCGGCTTGACAGATCCAGCCTTTGGCTTGGCGATCCCGCCTTTCGGCTTGTCATCGCCGATGCCCGGCAACCGCAGCTTGGGTCTGTGCCGTCCAGCGAACAGCTTGCGCGCCGACCAGCGCGCGACCATGCCAGGCAGGCGGAACTGGGCGGACGGCCGGCGGTCCTCGAGCAGCACGGGATTGCCGGCCTGATCCTTTTCGTCAA